CCGCGAGGAAGACATAAAGGCTGTGCGTGAAGCCAATCTCCCTCGGTTACTCGGCATAGCCAGTGCCGTCAAAGCAGCAATGGAGCGAAACAATGTCCGGTAGTGCAGTTGCAGAGCGCCAGGATCACGCGCCGGCCAATGTCGAGCAGCATCCGGCGAGCGATAGCGCCTCGCTGATCGCCGTCATCAGCCGCGCCGCTTCCGACCCGAATGTGGACATCGACAAGATGGAACGGCTCATGCAGATGCACGAGCGGCTGACCGAGCGCGCCGCCAAGGCCGCGTACTTCGCCGCGCTCGCCGAAATGCAACCGGAGCTTCCGGTGATCGAGCGCAACGGCAACATCGTCATCCACAAGAAGGACGCTCCGAAGACGGCGGAGAACGTCATCCAGAGCACGTCATACGCGCTTTGGGAAGACATTAACGAGGCCGTGCGCCCGCTTCTGGCGAAGCACGGATTCGCCCTGTCGTTCCGGGTCAAGAAGGACGCCGACCGCGTAGAGGTTACTGGCGTTCTCTCGCACCGCGAAGGGCACTTCGAGGAAACCACGCTCAGCCTGCCGATGGATACCACAGGCTCGAAGAACAACGTCCAGGCCATCGGCTCAAGCACCTCCTACGGCAAACGCTACACGGCCATGGCGCTGCTGAACATCACGACGCGCGGCGAAGATGACGATGGCAAGCGCGGCGGCGATCCGGGCACGATCACGGACGAGCAGCGGGACGAGCTGCTAGCCCTCCTTGCCGACGCCAAGGTCAACGTCGAGGACTTCTGCAAGTTCGCCAAAATCGATGCGTTGAGCGACCTGCCGGCGGCAAAGTTCGATGTCGCCAAACAGCGCATTCAGAACCGGAAGGCGAAGACCAATGTCTGAGCTAACCATCTACGATTTCGAGCAGGGGTCGGCGGAGTGGCATCAGGCCCGCTGCGGCGTCGTCACCGCTTCGCGGTTCAAGGACGTACTGGCGGAAGGCGACGGCAAGATGCGCGGCAAGTATCTACGCGAACTCGCCTCGGAAACCATCCGTGGATGGGTCGAGGACGGCTATTCCAACGAGCACATGGCCAGAGGCCAGGAGCAGGAGGACGACGCCCGGCGCGCCTTTGCATTCGAGCACGCGATTGAGCCGATCCGCGTGGGCTTTATCCGCCGGGGTCGCGTCGGCTGCTCGCCGGACAGCCTCATCGGCGAAGACGGTGGGCTCGAAATCAAGTCTGCGCTCGGTCACATCCAGATCGATCGATTGCAGCGCGGCAGACTCCCGCCGGAGCACATCGCGCAAGTTCAAGGATCGTTGTGGGTCACCGGCCGCAAGTGGTGGTCGTTCGTCTCGTACTCGCCCGACCTACCCTTGATGCATGTGCGCGTCGAGCGGGACGAGGAATACATCGCCCGGCTTGCCAAGGCGGTAGATGCGTTCACTTCCGAGCTAGACGCCCTAGTCGCCTCGCTCGCCCCTCGCGAAGCCTTCAGGAGGGCCGCAGCATGAGCCCCGAAGGCATCGAACGCGCCGACTACGCCGAAGAGCTTGCTGCCGGCATGGCGCTGTCACTGGCGACAACGAAGGACGAACTGGTGTCGCTGTGGTTTCGGGACTGCGATCATTTCGAGGGCGAAGCGCGAGAGCGGCTACAGGCGATCTACGCCGAGGCGCTGGTCAAGTTCGCGCCGATGCAGAGAGCAGGTTAATGGCCGAGATCATCCCTCCGATCCTGATGCAGTGGAACGGCGAAGCAATGGTTCCGGCAACCTCGCGCTGGGCTGCGGAAGCCGACCAGCATTATGTCGTCGGCCAGCGTTATCGCATGGTCGAGGAACAGGAGCGCTCGGAGGTTTCGCACCGGCACGAGTTCGCGTGGCTCCGCACCGCCTGGGAGAGCCTGCCCGACAACCTGCTCGACCAGTACCCGAACCCTGAAATTTTGCGCAAGCACGGGCTGATCGCCAAGGGCCACTGCACCATGACGCAGCACGTCTGCGCCAGCGTGGCAGAAGCCGAGCGCCTGGCGGCGATCCTCCGTCCATATGACACCTACGCCATCGTGCGGCAGCGCGGCCCCGTGGTCACCGTCTACAAGGCCGTGAGCCAGTCCTATCGGGCAATGGGCGCCAAGACGTTCCAACGCTCGAAATCTGACCTCATGGAGTTTGTCGGGGATCTTCTCGGCGTCGATCCGGCGACTCTCGGAAAGGTGCAGGAGGCCGCATGAGGAAGCTCACCGTCATAGAGATCGGCGCATACGAGGCGCTTTGCCGAGAGGGATCAGTACTCATCGCGGATGATGAACTACGCCCTGTTTCCCGGCAACTCATGCTCAATGTGATGAATGCGCTGGTCAAGAAAAAGCGCGCTGCGGTCGAGGCCACCGACGCCGGACCGCGATACTATCCTATCGTGAGGGCGCTCTGATGCCCCGTAGCGTGACTGAGTGGGTCGGGAAGACCGACGATACGCCAGCCCCGCCCCGCGTCCGGCTTCGCGTATGGGACAACTGCAACGGACAGTGCCATCGGTGCGGGCGCAAAATCCCTGTCGGCGATGCCTGGATACTTGAGCACCTGATCGCGCTCATCAATGGCGGTCTGAATGCGGAATCGAACCTCTGCCTCACCTGCTCGTGGTGCAAGCCGATCAAGGATGCGGAGGACGTAGCCGAGAAGGCCAAGGTCGCGGCTGTCAAAGCGAGCCACGTTCTACCGCGCGGTCCGTCTCGGCTTCGCGGTCAAGGATTCCTCAAGGCCGCGCCGCAGCATCGAGCCACAACCCCACTCTCGGATAAATTCCCCCTCGCCCGGAAGGAACCCACATGACCGCCATGACAGACGAGAAGCGAGTGAGCGAGTTACTGCCGTGCCCGTTTTGCGGGGGCAAAGCTAGCGTTCGACACGAGCGCGACCTTTATCTTGATCGATACCAGCGGCACTTTGTGAAATGTGGTTCGTGCGGAGCCAGTGGCTCGGAAAAGATCGCCAATGAAGACGACGCTTACGGCGCGATCCAGTCCGTCCTCGCCGGCTGGAACCGCCGTTCACAAGAACCCGATGGGTGGCAGCTGGTGCCGGTAGAGCCGACACTGATCATGCAACAAGCTGGCCTGCGCCAGCTTCAAGACAACCTGGGCGAGTCCGCCGTGATCATCCGCGACCCGCTGCTTTGCTACCGCGTCATGATCGCCGCAGCTCCATCACCCAAAGAGGGGAAGTAAATGACCCACCCCACCCATGGTCTCGATCCCAATGCGCTGGAGGCGGCGCCTCTCGGCTATGTCACCGAAACTGCCGCCGAAGCCATGCGCGCTGCCAAGCCCGGCTGGCATTACCACGTCTTCGTCAAGGATCAGTCAGACCCGAAAGCGACCGTGGCCCTCTACACCCACCCCGCCTCCCCTCCTGTCGGGGGAGCGGTGAAGGTTAAGCCGCTGGAGTGGCATCCGATCAGCAATGGTGACTGGTCGGCTGACGGCGCACTTGGCAAATATCAGTGCCTTGTCTCCGGCAAGAAGTACATCGTTCTGTTGGATGGAATTAAGGCAGCAGTTCAACTAGTCGCCAAGGACTTGCGCACACACGTGGAAGCCAAAGCAGCAGCCCAGGCCGACTACGAGACCCGCATCCTCAGCGCCCTCGCCTCCTCCGAACGTAGCGAGAGAGAGGCGGAATACGTCCCGACGATCATTCGCAACGATAGCGCCGGCTTTTACGAGTTCGTCACGGAGGATGTGCCTGCTCTATACAGCGGCATCATGGCCGCGAACGTTGAGCGCATTGGGACGCTCAAGGGCGACCTTATCGGGTTCCGCATCTATGACCCCCTCGAACCCCGCGCGAGCGACAGAGCGCGGACGATAGAGGAATGCGCGAAGGTCGCGGATGGTGTGCGCCAACGCCTTGAGGCTGGCCGTAACGGCAAACCTCTGAGCCAGATCGATGAGCACACCGCCGGGACTGGCGATCGCATCGCCGCCGCCATCCGCAAGCTCTCTGAGGTCTCCCATGAGCACTGAGGCGCACCACCCTTGGGGCATTCACACGATAGGCGATATGATCGCGCCGAAGTCGATCGCCGCTGGAATGCCGGACGGCCGATACGTCCGCGCTGTTCCCGAGCCGTACTACGTGCTCGGCATTCGCGAGCGCCTGACCGCCGCATGGTGGGTGATGACGCACCGCGCCTTCGCCGTCCAGTGGCCGAAGCCGGGCGACCTCGAAAAGGCAATCGAACGGCCATGAGCACTGAGGCACTGACGAAGGCGCTCGACCGCGTGGAACTTATCGATTGTCCGGCGTGCGGTGGCGAAGGCGGCCACTACGAACCGGAACAGCGCTTCTCACGCTGGCACCTCGACCCTCCCGGCGAAATCTTCGTCCCGTGCGAAGAATGCCACGGCGCGGGGATGGTTGAAGGGGTTGCCGCCTCCCTTGACCTTTTCGACCTAGCCGAACGTTGTGGAGACGCCGCATGAAATATCCAACGCCACGAGCCGAAGGCCACTACTGGGCGAAGCTAGTCCATCCATCCGGCGTTCCGGAGGGCGAGGCCGACGACCTCCGTTCCGTCAATTGGGAAGTTGTCCAAGTCTATGAGAACGGCGGTCCAGATGGCAACCCTGATTTCTGGCGCGCCCATGTGCCGGGCATCCAATCCTCGCAATCCATCGAAGATTTTGTATGGGGTCCGCGCGTCCCGGATTGGCCCACGTCGAAGGACAGGGGCTATCTCAGCGGGAGGCGCCACTCATGACTGAGGCACTGACGAAGGCGCAGCGGATGATGCTCGAAGCGGCGAACGAGCACAATGGGCAGGGCGGCGTTCTAGGCTTCGGCCCACATCGCCAAGTTCAAGATCGGCTGCGGCTGCATGGCCTTCTCACGATAGAGCGCGGTGAGGACGGATACTACCACATCACCCCCGCCGGTCGCGCCGCTCTTGCCACCAAGGAGAACAGCAATGGCCCGTGACGAACTCAATGCGGCACAAGAGGCCGACCTCTCATTGTCCGGCAATGAGCTTAGCGCCGTGTGGGCAGCGCTCGTGGCGATGGTGGAGGATAACCACTCCCCGCAAGATTGTCTCACCGCAGCACAATGGGAAGCCGCCGCCGGTCTGCTTTCCCGCATCACGTCGATGATCGAAGAGCCGGAGAACAGCAATGCAGGCTGACGCCACAAGGGCGAAGGAACTGGCGCGAGTCCGCCGCAATCTGCATCCGCACGCTGAAGCTCGACTGGCCATGGCCATGTGGTCGCATGAGTACGCGCACGAGCAGAATGGCGGTTCAATGGACTTTTGGGACTCACTCAGCCCGCAGCGCAAGCGGCTGTGCGTCGATGTAGTTACTGACATCATCGCGGCCAATGCCGAGAACGGTCGTGCGGAGGAAAAGCCATGACAAGGGCGAAGGAACTGGCGGGGCTGATCGAGAGAGTCGAGAAGGCAACGGGGCCGGATGGCGCGATTGATGATCTTCTTTACTGGACGTTGAAACAGCATCCGGCGAAGGGGCCGTTTGCTCGCATCCCGGCCTATACCGCCTCCATCGACGCTGCCGTGGCTCTGGTTGAGCGGTTGCTGCCGGGCATCTTTTGGGTCATCGGCCAAGGCAAGACGAACTCAGTCGAGAAGCTGTTCGGCTGCCAACTGCTGTTCGGAACCGAGGAGATCATTGGCTCGGGCGAGTCAGACCACGCGCCCCTCGCCATCCTCCTTGCCCTTCTCAAGGCCCTTCAGGAGTCCCAAGATGCACAGTGAAGTGGAGAAGTTGACGCCCGAAGAAGCATTGGCGATGTTAAAGGCTGATGCAGAGGTGCTTCGCGCTAATCCTGAGCCGAAGATCACTGACAAAGACCTGCTGGCCAACGACTTGGATCGGCTCGCATCCCTCATCGAGAGTCTTTACCGGGAGAGGGATGAGGCCGTTGCGCTCCTGGCGAAGGTCTCAAGATCGCTCACTGGTTTGACGCCGGGCGGCTCCGAATATCATTCGCATAGTCGCGACCTCGACGTTTATTACGCTGACACTGAGGCTTGCGAAAGAGTCATCCGCGACCAATTCGCCAGCGGCCACAAAGCGAAACTTGAAGCTGTAGAACTGCGCCGCGCCATCGCGGAGCAACCGCAATGAGGTCAGTTGGCACACATCCGCATAAGCTCGATCATATCGTCGTAGAGCTTTGCCCAGGAGCCGGTACTGTCGGGATGTTCCTCGAGACAGACCCCAAGCACGTCCGCGTCAGCTCTGATCGCAGCTCGTCGTCCAGCCGATCGATCCCCGGCTTCAACCGCTCGCCTGTGCTCATGGAACCTGCGGCGCAGCTCTACGACTTCATCTGCCCAATCGATCTCGCTCATATCGTGGAGAGTGCTACGTGACGACGACAGAGAGCAAGCCCGAGTTTCCGGCCGACGTGTGGAGGACGGCCAGCGACATGCCGCTCGATGATACTGGCGACATGGACCATGACATTTCGGTGGCAATCGCCCGCGGCATCATGGCCGAACGCGAGCGCTGCGCCAGCAAGTGGCTGCCGATCGAGAGCGCGCCGAAGGATGGGACTCTCATAATCGCATGGGCATCTGGCGATCTGCCGTACATCTCAAGTTGGATGGTGGATCGCTGGTCGCATAATGTCAGCCGTCGCCGCAGCCTGATGCATCCGCAGCCGACGCACTGGCTCATCGCCCTCCCACCCCCTCCCAACGGAGACGTGCGGGGATGAGCCGCAGTGCTGCACGGATTTGTGGCATGGACGCCCACGGCCGCTGTTCGATGGCAGGGACCGAGGACTGCGATTTTGAGTGTCCCCGCATGGCCCGCGAAAGAGGCCTGATCGCCCGCACCCCTGATACTGGAGGGAAGCCGTGAGCGACGACCGTCAGGAATTTCACGACCGCTTCTATTTCCAGCGCGGACCGTGCTGCGCAGGATGCGACTGGTGGCGGTCGCTCAACAGCCGGGTAGGCGAATGCACCAAGAGCGCGCCGGTTGCTGGCAGGACGCGATACGCAATGCTGGGGATGGAAGGCAGTTCGTTGCTGTTGACCGCAGGCCACGTCCTGACCCGGATGGACCACGACTGCGGCGACTTCAAGGATGATTTTGACTGGACCTCGTTGCCGCTTCCATACCGCAAACGTGTCGGCGCACCGCTTCCCGCCCCCTCCGGGAGTGAACAGAGGTGAGCGTAGCCATCCCAGAAATGATTAGCCCGCAGGATTTGGCCCGGAAATTGGGCTGGAGCACTAGGCGGCTCAAGGCTTTCGCGAGGGGCCTTGGCGCTTGCCGGATAATGGGCAATCGTATGGCCTTCACCCAGGCAGACGTTGACGCGATTTTGGAGGCCAGTCGGCCATGCCCCTCAAGCTCAAGAAGCGCGGCGAAATCTGGCACTACACCGGCACCGTTGCCGGGCGGCGACTACGCGGCTCTACTAAGACTGCGCAACGCAAAGAAGCCGAGCGGATCGCGAACGAAGTCGAATCCCGAGAGCTCCAAGGTCGTCGCGATCCGGGCTCGGTCCTGACTTTTGCACAGGCTGCCATCGAATACCGGAAGGTCCATGGCGCCCCAAGATATCTCGAGCTGGTCGAGGACTATTGGAAGGACACGCCGGTCCGGCAGATCACCGGAGGCGCGGTGAAGCGCGCCGCCGTTGCGCTGCTGCCCGAAGGGAAAAGCTCCTACCGGAATCGGGCCGTCGTCGCTCCGACGCTGGCCGTCATCAACTACGCGGCCTCGCTCGACATGTGCCCGCCGCTCAAGATCGAGCGCTTCTCCGAGGTCAAGGCGACGAAAGAGCCAGTGACGCTTGAATGGATCGAAGCGTTCGTGGCGCACAGCTCGGCGCACCTTGGCGCGCTCGCCTGCTTCATGTTCGGGACGGGGGCACGGATCAGCGAAGCGCTAGACGTGCACTGGCGCGACGTGGACCTGCAAGGCAGGCGCGCAACGATCCGCATGGGGAAGCTCGGGGGAGAGGAACGGCGCGCACATCTGCCGGCGCCCGTGGTAGCTGCCCTGGCCAACATCCCGAGCAACCGCGAGCCGGGTGCCAGGGTGTTCCCATACGCCAGCTATACGGGCTGTAAAGACCCGTGGGCGGTCGCCGTGCGGCGCGCCGGCATCAAGCCGCTGACGCCGCACTGCTGCCGCCACGGCTTCGCCACGACGCTGCTGCACGCAGGGGTCGACCCGATCACCGTGGCGAAACGCGGCGGCTGGAAAGACCCGGCGCAGCTCTTCCGCACCTATGGGCATGCGATGGACGACGAGACCGTGACCGATCTGCTTTTTGACACGCCACGGGCACATGTCGAAAAGGACAACGCGCAAAGCGTTGAAAATGCAAAGAAAAGCGCCTGACCGCCTGGCCTAATGTAGGGCAAGCGGGCGTTCTGAGAAGATGGCCGGAAGGCCGGAAAATACGCGAGGAACTGAGGGATTTTGAGGATCGTCGCCATGCAAGATCGAGCCGCTTCTTGCATGAACGAGCCGGGAACGTGCCCGAAGTTGTGGCACGCCACAGGCACGCGGCGTTCACGATGGGTTCTAACGAACGCGGGAGGCCGTCTAGCCGACCCGCTCAAGGCAGACCCTAGCCGTCCCCTGCCCGAGCGGTGCAATCTTCGCGAACGCGGCCTTGCTGAGGTCCATAGCGCGACCGAGGCGCGCGAATCCGCCAGTGTCGTTGACCCGCACCACGACACTGCGCCCGGTATCGAGCGAGGTTGCCCGCCAGTGCTCGCCTATGTGGCGCGGATCGGCCATTGCCGCTGTCAGGTCGCGGCCGGTGAAGATTTCCCCGGAGCGAGTCCTGCAGGGTGAGGAAATGCAGCTCTCGTGGCCGTACCAGGAAACGCGGACGGGCTGGCACGCGAAGCCGCCGAGCGTCATCAGCACGAAGATCGCGACAGACAGCATCAGCGCGGCCGGAGTGAGGCCGATGGCAAGTTTCAGCATGTCGGGGAGCCCTACTTCTCGATCTTATTGGCGAGCCGGCGCACCTCGTCTCCGAGGTTGCGGATTTCGGAGCGCAGTTCGCGCCCGCTCTCCTCGATCGCCTCGGCTCCGGCCTTGCCGACTTCCGTGTTGGCCTGGATCGCCAGCGTCAGGTCGCGGATCGAGCCGGAATCGACGATCGCGCCCATAAGCCTGCCCTGCTCCGACGTCTCGGGCGCTTCGCCGCGGCTGGCCCAGCCGAGCCGGACGACAACGGCGGAAATGATGATGCCGGCAGCGCCGGCAGCGTAGGAGAGCCACTGAGGCAAATCAGCAGCCGCGCTAGGTGCGTCCACCATGCGTCGCCCTCTTCATCGAAGTAGCCTTGCGGACGCCGACGCGTGCGTCCTGCGAGGCTCGGTAAAGATTGATGAACTCGGCGACGCAGGCCATTGGCCATGCCGCAATCCAAGTCGAGATATAGCCCGAGGCAAACAGGTTCATAGAAATGTAGAACCAGACGCCGCACCCGAGGAACGCACCACCGATCCGGAAGAACGGCGTGACGTTGGGCACGGCGCCGTTGATGATCAGCGCGCCGATGCGGATGACGCCCATGGCAAGCATGGCGAGCCCCAGCGTCTCCTCGGGGATGTGGAAACCCGAGAACGCGCTTGTCGGCGTGAACACGTCGTTTGGGGCAAGCAGGATCAGCCCCCACATGAGGAGCTGCGCCGCGACGTACCACTCGAGGATGCGACCCGAGAACCTGTCCCGGATCGCCACGAGGACGGAGACCGCCATGGTCCATCAAGCCTTCGGCTTGTTGGGCACGACGTAGGTTGCCAGCATGGTGACGAGCGCCATGATGACGGTCACCACGAGGCTTTGCGTGTCGGCCGAGACGGTGATGTTGAAGAAGTGGGTGATGATGTACTGGCAGACGAACGCCACGACGCCAGAAACCCAGGCCTTGTCGAAGGTGGTCAGCATTTGGATTGGTCCTTTCGGGTCAGAGGAACATGAGGAGTGCGGCGCCGGCCGCGAGAAAGAGCGTTGAGCCGAGGGCCCAAAGGCGATCACCCACGGCCCATGGCGCGTTCGGAGAGGATTGCAGGGCGAGGCCAAGCATGATGAGCCCCGCCATTCCGGCAGCCGCAAGCACGGCGCCGACCACGTGCAGCGTGAAGCTCATGATGTGGCGTTCGGATCGGGTTGCGCCGCTGCGGCCTGCAACGCATCGCTGCCGGCGTCGAGCCGAGCATCCAGTGCCGCCCAATCATCGGCCGTCGGCTGCTGGCCGCTCAGCACCTTGATGAAGGCAAGGACGTAGGGAGTGGCGCTGACGACTCCGGACTTGATGGCCGGGAGCGCCGCTTCAGCCGCCGCGGCAACCTGCAAGAGCGTCTGCAAATCCACGTGGGCGGTAAAGCCGGTGAAGCCGTTCTTCACATTGGCGAGGAGATCGGTGATGTTCATGGATGCACTCCGTTCTGTGCTTCGATCTTGCTCATGGTCTGCACGGCAAGCTGGAACGCCTGCACGAGCTGGCCGTAGCTGAGACCGGGATAATTGGCGGGGTTCTGCACGAAGCTGTTGAGCGCCTTGCGGGCGATCTTCACGTCGGCATCGGCAGCGGCGAGTTTGACGACGATCGGCTGCTCTTTGCAGTAGAGCGTCGCGCTGGCGTGGAGGCCGGGCGGGCAGAACGGGAGGGCCGTGTAGGCGACGGCGGCGGACTGAGCGACGCCATAGGCGTTTTCGGCCTGATAGACGAAGGTCTTGTCGACCGGGTTGGTGACGGCGTTCATCGCGCATCCGGCCAAGCCGAAGGCGAGAAGCGCCGCCCCGAATAGGGCACGCATGATTGGTCCTTTCGATGTTGAAGGGGATTAGTTGCCGCGCCAGATGTTGCGCACGGCCTTGACGGTAGAGACGGTCGCAAGAATGGTCGCCAGCGACAGCCAGATGTAGATGAAGGGCGACAGATCGACGGAAACGGTCATGGCGACACCATTTGCAGCGCAGCGGCTTCGACCCGAGCGACACGCGCGGCCCAGCCCTTGCCGAAACGTCCCCACGTCGGCAGCGTCTCGAGGAAGAACAGCCGACTGTTGCAAATCTGCTTGACGAGCGTTGCGGTGTCGCGGGCCTTGACCGCTGCAAGGGTCTTTGGTCCAATCGAGCCGTCCATAGTGACGCCAATGAGCGATTGCAGCGCCTTTGCTGCCCTGCCGGGCCCCGAGTTCACGCCGAAGTCGAAGACGGCATAGTCGAGGCCAGCGGGCAGTTGATCGCCGCAGATCGCGTTCCAGTAGTCCTTGCGGTAGATCGTTGCGAGCTCGGCCTGCGTGATGTTCTTGAGGTCCGCCACGGTGGCGCCGGGCTTCATCAGTTGGCGGTAGGTCGAAAGCGTGACGCCGTGGTTCGTCGCACCGCCGGGGTCCTGCGGGTCATTGACGAACCCGCCCTCGTCCGCAAGCACGAGCTGAAGCGCTCGCTGGAAGGTAGCGTCCATGGATGGTCTCCGATGTTGCGATGAATTTGCCGAGCGATTAAAGTTCGCGACCGTTGCGCCAAATCCGATCGATCGGATAAAGTCGGGTCGCCCCGTCGATTTGAACCAAGTTCAGGATCCCCGTGTTGTTCGCAACAAAGACCGCTGAGGCCTCTCTATTCCGCGCCCGCCCTCTCGGGGACATCACCGAGCACGAGCGCTCGATTGTGCACATGGACGCCCAATCATTGTCGTTCTACGCCGACATATCGGCCTTCATCCGAGACAACATTCCGTCCGGTACTTACAGCCTGCTCGATGTCGGCCCGCGCACCGGCTCCGGCCTTGCGCTCCTCCGTCTCCTTCACCACCCGTCATCGTATGCCAGCATTCGGTTCGATCCCGTGACAGGCATCGATCTCGATAGCAATTTCGAGCGGACGGCCAAGGAGCAGTATCCGGACATCAAGGCGATGACCGGTGACGCCTTCAACGTCGCCGGCAAGTGGGACATCGTTCTCTCGAGCCACACCGTCGAACATACAGCGGACCCGGCTGCCTTTCTGCATAAGCTCGGGACGCTCGCGAAGCGCTACGTCATCATCGCTTGCCCATACGAGGAGCAGGACTTGATCCGTCACCACCTCAACCGCATCGGGTACAAAACGCTGACCGGAGCCGGTTTCTGGAACATCAAGGTCTACCGCTCCGACCACTGGTTCAACAGCATGTGCTGCATCGCCATGCGGGCGATTTAGGCGGCTGCCGGATCCAGCAGCGCGAATACCCTGCCAACCACCAGCGGCGGGTAGGCCCGGCCAACGCGATCCTTGAGCAGGACCACATCCTCGGCCGCGATCTTGCAGTCGGCCGCCGTGTCGTTGATCTTCATGCTGAGCGCGTAGAGCTTGAACTTCTGCTCTCCTGTCAGCGTCTCGTCGCCACGCAGGACGTTCAGAAGGGCTCCCAGCAGCACCGTCTTGTAGGTGGCGCCGTCAGCAAAGGCATTGCCTTCTAGGTCCGTAAGCGGCTTGGTCAGGTCCATGTGCGTTTCTCCGTTAATAGCAGGGAATGTAGCGGACAGTCCCGCTAGCATTTTTGATCGTCAGCCACTCTTGAATCGTGGTGTGCGACCCGGTCGGGCCAAGGCTCGTCATAGTAGTGGCAACAGCGCCGTTGGCACTCATGCTCGCCGAATTGCCGACTTGTAGAACGCCAGTTCCTTTCGGGACAAGCTTGAGATCTGCGTTTGTGCTGGCGCCGAGCACCAACAAGGACGGAGCGCCAGCGTTTGAACCTGTCGCTCCGAGCCAGTTCGTCGCGCCTGCGGTATGCGCCACCTGGAACTGGACCGGGAAGGTCGAGAGCGTATCAGTGTAGAAGCTTATCGATCCGGCGCCCTTCGAGCCAAAATTCAGTGACACATCGGTATCGCTGCCATTGCCGATGAAGAACGGGCCGGTGCCGGTGTTTTTCGCGGTCACCTGAAGGTAGTTCACCGCGCTCGCATCGGAGGTATAGGTCGCAGTGAGGTGGCCGCCTGTGTAAATGCCGACAGTATTGGTCGTGCTCAGATCGAGGCGGTTATTCGCAGTGCCTGTGCCGGTGAGAGCGAGCGATGTCGCGGAAGCAACCCCAAGGGTCGGAGAGGACAAAGTTGGCGAGGTATCCAGCACCACCTTCCCTGTGCCGGTCTTGTCCGAAATCGCAGTCCCGTTCACCTTGAGAACATTGCCGGTTCCCGCAGTGTCGAACGTCTTGTTCGTCAGCGTGTCGGTCGTTGCCTTGCCCACGAGGGTGTCGGTAGCGGCAGGCAGGGTGAGCGTGCCCGATGCCGCAGCTGAGGGCTGCAGAATGGTCTGACCGGACGTCGATCCATCGAGATAGATCTGCCCCAAAGTAGAGCCGATAACTCCGAGCTCGATTGCACCAGAACTGGCAATGGAGAAACCGTAAGACTTGAAGGCCTTTCCGCTGATTGTGGCGCCTGTAAAATCAAGGCCATCGGTGAAGTAGCCAGAGACCTTCGTGTGCGCCAACGGCGCATTCCCGACGACAGAACCGCCATTATCCCGGTTTACGTAGCCGCCGGCCATGATGGCGTCCGTCCGAACGAGCTTGCCGGTCCACCACTTGTGCCCGCTATTAGACGGGGTGATGACGATGCCGAATGACCCAGGATAGATGGCCGCAGTCGCGCCGTCATTGGCCGGCAGCACGTCGGGCGCGACCTGCAAGCCTACGGTGTAGCGTGTTGCTCCGACATCGCTGAGCAGACCGAAGTCAGCCCAGCGGTTTCCGGCATTGATCTCCATGCCGACAGCCGCGCCACCAGTGTAGGTCTCACCGAGCGCATTGGAGGGGGTGTTTGCGCCCGCCCACATCCCGAAAACCTGACCGCCTGTCAGGTTGTAGTTAGTGCTCCACGCGGTGATGCCTACATCGAACTCACCCACTCCGGTTGCAGTATCTATGATACTGTGGACCAGCACGTTGCCGTATTGCCCGGTCCCGCTGGTTCGCGTGGTCTCTGCGAATAAGACGCCCTGCCCGACGGAGATCAGTGTTGCAGTGGCGACGCCGTCCAGGTTCGGCCGCTGGATGTTGATCGACACGCCGGTAACATCGCCAAAGTTGAGCGTCTGAAGGTCAACAGAACTCTCAAACACCAGATCATCGGTGTCGAGCGTGCCGCCCTTGTCGCTGGTGCAGCGCCAGAGCCTGTCGGCGTAGCTCGTGCCCTCCATCACCGAGATGTAGACGCCCGGCATCGAGTCGTAGGTATTGAAGGCCGTCGTACGGCTAGCGGCGCCGGATGCCGGCACGGTGTAAATCCCGTTTTCCGACAAAGTTGTCTGCCCCCCGAGCAGCACAAGATCGTTGACGGCCAACGTTACGCCGTCAACCACTTGGCCCGCAGCCAACCCCGTCGACAGCGCTACGTTGCTGGTCGCGACGGCACGCACGCGCACCATGACCCCAATGGTGTCACGCGGCTGAGCGCGAACCCACGCGCCTGAGGTTGACGCGGCGTCATCGGCGGCAATGAAGTTGATCTCACTGGTGTCGGCCGCGACCAAGGCGGAATAGTCGCCGGAGCGGAAGACGAATGTGCCCTCGCGGCCGGACTCGGTGAGGTAAGCAGTGGTGTCTTTGGTAGTGTCGAGCGCCTTGAGCACGGTGCGCGACGCGACATAGCTGGCGGTGTCCAAATACCCACGGACGTCAGCTGGAGCGCCGAGCGAGATAACCGGGTGCGTTATGTCGGTCGAATCGACCGCAACTCCAGTTCCCGCACCAATGCGCGCGACGGGTCCCGTGATATCTACAAGATTGACAATATCGGTCCATGCGCCTGTACCGCCTACGCGCCACTGGATCGCAATACCATCGTTGCGAAACTGCGCCTGCAACGGAGGGATCGCAGGAAGAACTCGAGCGCGAAGGACCGGAGTGGCCGAAGTGAACCGTAGCCGGATAGTTGGAACCGTCATGCGAGGCCACCGTCAATCACAGGCAGGTCAGCAACAAATATCTGAGTGATATTGCCGTCCGCATCCTGGGCCACGCATCCGACCTTGTAAGTCTTGTCCTTGCAGAGCGTGCCCATCTGGTCTTTGGTAAACCGCCAGAAAATCTGATTGTTAGCGGGCCTGGTTAGGGACCCATCAGCGGTCTTCGCAGTAAGCAACGCCTGCCCGCAGTCGGTGATCTCGACGGTGAAGTCGAGAGCCGACGCATTGTACGGCGCGTTCGTCGCATCATCGGTTAGATCAAGCGTCATCGCCCAATCTGCGTCGTCGGTCGCGGCCGGGAAAGGGCCGATGTAAAATCCAGCCATCTATTGCCCCTCAGAGCTTAATATACCATGTAATGAGCACGCTCGGCTGAGCGTTCGCATGTGCGCCGTCCCCGCCGGTATTGCTGTTCGTGCCAGATGGAGTGCCGGCGCTGACGGAACTCGTGGGCGTGGTCGACGTCTGCGCGCCGGCGCCGTCCGCGATACCGCCCGCGGAGTCCTGCCCGAGAGACGCCACTGTGTGGTTATGCGCCGGGAGCGCATTGCCGGTGAACGTGTGGGTATGCGACGGCATTTCGCTCGTGATGAGCGTGTGCGTGCCGGCACCGAGGGTCGCACCAAGCGTCGTTGTGGTTTCGCTGTTGTCGACCGTGTTCCCGCTGAGCAGCGAGCCGGCGGTGTTGCCCATGTCGGCAAGGCCGACCAGCGTCCGCTCGCGATAATCGGGCAGAGCAATGGTCTTGTTGGCGGCAAAGTCGGAGGCAGCATTCGCGCCACGCCCCCCTGAGACAGCCAAGGTGCTGTCCGCACCCCACAGGAACGAGTAGAGATCGGAGGTGTCGGCATTGGCGCGCTCAGTCGCGCCCGAGGCGGCGTTGCCGATCGTTCGGCCGGCGCAACGCACCCATCCCGAGTGAACGCCCGTCCCATGCCGAGCCTTGATGTCGCCGGTCGCAAAGAGCAGCGTCGTGTCGGTCGATCCAGCGGAAGGGGGGACGTAGGTCGCCGACTGATAGACGGCGATCCCGTCGTCATCGAACAGAACCACCGAGCCATCGGCATTTGTGGCGCGGACGCGATAAGAGCCGGGATTGGTGCTAAGAAAGATCGCCGGCCACTGTCCGCGGGAGTTGGCGGCGATGCCTTGGCTTTGGTCGATCGGGTTCGCCAGACCCGCATCGGAATAGACCGTCTGCGGCGTGGTTGTCCCTTCATTGTAGAAATAGGCCAGGGCCCCGACGTAAGGCGCTGCCGACTGATCAAGGAACGGCACGCGCGAAAGCGGCCACATCGAAGCCGACATGGGCGATACCTCTGCGATTGTGTTGAACGTGGCGCGGGTCTAAGTTCCCGCGCATGCCTGAGATCGAATTGGACCCGAAAGACTACCGGGCGATCGGCGCCAAGAAGCCCTCTTGGTGGGCCCGCCTCAACGCCAAGCCAGCGAATTGGGATGAACCCGGCGCACGGGCCAGTCGGTTGATTATGGCCGTCATCTTGGGGCTGGGCCTGATGTGGATTCGTTCCCGCCATTGACGGTTATCGTCACCGGTGCTGGGCGGCTCATCGCCGTCTGACCGGCCCGCACGGTTCCCTGCAAGCCGTGCTCGAGGGCCCGGATCGCGTTGCGGAAAGCCGGGCTCCATGCGGCGCTCTTGACCGCGTTCTGAAGCGCCTTCGGATCAGAACTCGTCAACATGTCGGCGACCCGCTGCATCACCTTCTGCTCGAACTTCTGCCCGAGCGCGCGGGCACCCATCCGGCCGAGCGCAAGGAAGGTGGCGCCCGAGGCGACCGATTGCAGGTTCCAGTCGAGAGGGTTGAAGCCGCCCGTTGCAAACCCGCCGCCGAGACCGCCGAGCGCGCCGGCAGCGAGCAACTGCCGCGCCGTTGTCGAGTTCCCGGTCGTCGCCTGGCGGGTCATGTTCATAATGTCTTCGATGCGCACGAAGTGCTCGAGCTGATCGGCGACATTCTTGCCCAGCGCCAATTCGACCTGAGCCCGCGCGGCCGGCGAGCCGAATACCTGGTCGATGACGTTCACCTTGTCCCGAACGGCCCCGATCTTGTCGATCAGCTCGGAGGCGAAGCCGACCGCGAACGCCTTGCGCTCGGCCGGCGTGAATTGCGCATAGGCCTTTCGCGCCTCGGGCAGGTTGCCCTTGGTCATCGCGAACTTCTTGCCCGCGTCGAGTGCGTCTTCGGCCCCGAAGAACCCGGCCGCCCCACGCCGCGCCGTCGCAAAGGATGGAACAGTCTTGTCGAGCTCGCCGAGAAGCTGCGTGCGCAGATCCCCGAGTTGGCTGCCCAACAGCTTGTTGCCGCCGTTGTAGGCCTGTTCGGAGGTTGCGCGGAGGTTGCGTTGCACCACGTCCCAAAACGGCAGGTTCGGCAGCGACACGGTGCCGCCCGGCCCCTTGCGCAGGCCGATATTGCCCTGGGCATCGAATATGAAGGGATTGCGCACGGCTTTGACGCCGGAGATCGCTGCATCGTTCGCCGCGGTGCGTTCGGCGCCCTTGATTGCCGCGATGAAATCCGACGACTGGAACAGCTGCTTGATGCCGGGCGTCCAGATCGCTTGGGCAGCTGGATCGGCATAGGCGCGTCCATAGGCAGCGCCATTGGACTTGCGCGCCGCGGCGTCGAGCGCATCCTGAAGGGCGACGTCGTTGGTGGCGCCTCCCGTGATGCGATTCACGAAATCCTTGGCCCGCTGCGATTGCGTGAGGAACCGCTGCTGCATCAGGTCGGACAGCGTTTGCCGCGCCATCGGATCACTGTTCGCCGCCGTGCGCGCGAGATTGCGCATGCCCTCACCATAGCGATCGGCGTTGACGACGGGCTGGCCGTTGAGGGCCGCCGTTGCTTCGTCGGCCGGCGTCATGGCGCGGCCGAGATTGGCGTCGTTCTGCGCGACTTTGCCGGCGAGCGTCGAGGCAGCCCGATCCGGGTTTGTCGCCGCGTCGATCACCTGGCGCGCGTTGGTCGCGAGTTTCCCGGCGCCGGTGGCGATGAGTTCGCCAGCCCCAGGAGCAATCGTCCCCACCACCCCGCCCAAGGCAGCATCCTGGAGCGCCTGTTGCGGCGAGCCGCCCCGAGCGAGACTGTCGGCGCCGGAGATCGCTGCCTGCGTGCCTCCGGACGCCAGAGAGCGCGTCAGCAGCGGCACGGCCCCGTCCATGCCGAGCACCTTAGCCACGGCGGGAATCTCGCCGCCGACAGCGAACGGCAGCACGTTTCCGGCAATCGTTCCAACCGTCGAAGCCGTCGGGTTCTGCTGGACCTGCTGCTGATCCGAGGCCGCAACGTCTTGAGCCGTTCGACCCTGCACCGCAGCCTTCAATTGCTCGAGGCCATTGAGGACGGTCGGCCCGACAATCGGAAGCGCGTTCACGCCCGAGGTAAAGCCGGCGGAAAGCTGGTCGCCGATCGATGGTTGCGGCGCCGGTGTGTCAAGCTGGAATCCAGCCGGCAAGGACGGCGCAGCGGCCGGCGCAGCCGCAGTAGCCGGTGGCGCGGCGTCGAGCTGGAATCCCGGCGGCAATTGCGGAGCAGTCGGCGTCGCCGAGACAATGGTGATGTTGCCGCTGGTCACTGGAGAGGCACCCACTGGCCGCCCTTGAACACGATCTTGGCGCCTGTCTGCGGATTGGTCGCGGTCGCGCCTTCCTGAATACCCGCGGGGGCATTGCCAGCGGCCGGCGCCGAAGGAGTTGACGCCGTCGCGGCCGCTTCGGGATCAAGCGAGGCCGGATTGATGCCCATCTTCGAGAGCGTGGCGAGCGACTGGCTCGACAGGAAGCCCGGCAGCTGTTGGCCGCCCATGACCTTCTGGTACTGCTCCTGGATGGTGTTGAGTTTGGCCTGCATCAGATTGCCAACGGCGTTCTGGATCGCCGCATGCAGCTGCGCGGGCGACGAGGCGGAAGAGAGCGTGCTCTGCCAGTCGCGGATGGACTGCACGTCCGATGCACCAGCGCCCTTGAAGAACTTCGCCATTTCATCGGCGGCAGCCTGTGCCGTCTGCGCAAAGGTCGTCTGCGCCGGATTGCCGGTCGCGCTCTCATAGGCGTTCTTGACCGAGTTCCACGGCGTGAAATTCGTGTTGCCGAGGCTTTCGACCTGGTTGTCGAGTTCGCCCAAGTGCTGGATGGTCGTGTTGACCGAGGTCAACGTCTGCTGGAGCGGACCGGAAGCGAGCGATTTCACCATGGCGGCGCGGGCCGGATACTGCGCCATGTCGAAGCTCGGATCGGCCGCCTTCGCCGCCGCGATGAGCTGCGTCCGGGCGTTACCCTTGAGGGAGACGACTTTGTTGGGGTCCATGGTGTAGGTGACGACGCCCTTGACGAGCGGCTGGAGCCCGGGCGGCAGGCTCGAGATATAGGCCTGCTGCTGCGTCGGATCGGGGCGACCATCCTGTCCGAGCTGCACCGGCACTTGATCGGCGGTCGGCGCACCCCCGGAACCATCCGGCGCGGTCGTCTGGCCGAACGGATTGACCTTGTTGTAGTTGAGCGGGTTGTTCGGGTCTGCGGGGCCACCGGGAATAGGCGACAGGCCGTTCGGGCCGACCTGGTAGCCAGGGGGGATTTTGCCGCCGAACTGCGAGTACATTTTGGCCTGCGCAAGCTTCAGCGCATTGTCCGCTTCCTTGCCCTGCAGGTCGAGCTGATAGGTCGGATCGATCTGGCGCGACAGGAGCGTCATGCCGACGTCACGGGTGACGGGGTTCTGCAGCAGCGAGGCCAGCACATCCTGCGACGGCAGCCCCGGCGCCATCGGCTGGCCGGCAGTCGGGGGTGCATAGCCGCCACTGGGGTTTGTGCCGCTCTGTCCGGCCCACGCCTTGAACTGCCCCACGGTCATGTGCTGAAGCTGCGGATTGGCCTGCACGACGTCATTAGGCACGACCGACGCCATCGGGGTCTCGTCGGCATAGCCGAGAACCTGCGTGGCCGTCGGCGCACCGAGCAGATGAGCAGCGTACAGCGTCGAGGGATTGATCGGCTGACCAGCCTGCCGCAGCGCATTGGCATTCTGGTTGGTGAGCAGCCGGACCGCGATCTGCTGCTGCTGCGGGTCCATCTTGCCATCGGGCGTGAGCCCGGCATTGGGGTTCTGCTGGACGAGCGCTTGCCAGGTGGGATCGGTGATCTGGTACAGACCGCCGGCCGATGAATTCGGATTGGTCGCGTTGGGGTTGTTGCTGCTCTCGCGCGTCGCCAGCGTCTTGAAATAGCCCGCGAGAGCCGGATCGGTGGCGTTGGTCGCCGCGGCCGCGCTGCCGCCGACGATCTGGTTCCCCGGATCGGGCGACTGGATAAGATCGCTGAGGCTCTGCGGCTGTGCCGTCGGTGCAGCCGATGCCGGCGCGCCCTGCTGGACGCCGAGCGACCGCGCAAGGTCGGAAAGGGTCTGTTCGGCGTTGATCTCGTCGGTGACCGAACGAGCACCCTGAAAGCCCCTCGCGAACGAGCCGGCAATATCGGGGTTCTGAACGTAGGGCTGCGGGACATTGTAGCTGTAGGCGAGCGCCATCAATATCCCCCGTATCCGCCGAACGAGGCCGGCTGCCCGAGTTTCCGCATCCCCGTTGCCGCGCCAATCGTGGCGCCGGCAACCTGCCCGACGTTGCCCAGGAGGTTCCACAGACCACCCTGCCCGGCTTCCTGACCGGCAGCCTGCTGGTTATTGGCGGAGATATTGCCGCTCGCGATGTCGGATTTGAAGTTGAGCAGATCGCCCAGTGAGCCGTTGGTCATGTTGGTGCCGGTCACGTCGAGGCTGTTGTAGGGCTGCAGATCGCTCAGCCAGTTGTTGTAATCCTGATTGGCAGCGCCCGTGACGTACTTTCCAAGATCGATGCCGACCTGTCCCCCGCCGAGGCCGCCGCGGGCATCGGCCGTCCGCATGATCGCCTGCGTGCCTTCGTCGACCGCCTGCTGATAGCCCGGCGAGTGCTGGAAGGCCGCCGTCGCATTCGCATTGCCGGTCGACCCGTTCACGCCGAGCGCGTCGGCGTAGAGGCCCGCGCCCCTCTGCCCGAGGTCCATAACCGACTGGGAATTGCCGAGGGCATCGGTGAGGTAGCCCGTTCCGGTCGTATCGAGGTTGCCGAGGAGCTGTTGGTTCTTCTGCGCCGCCTGCTGGGTGGCCTGCCCCTTGTTGAGGCCAAGAAAGTCCCCGATCGCAGTCAAAAAATCAGCCATGCGTCACCCAATGAGCCAGTTTGTCCCGTCCGAGACCACTGGAACCTTGTTCGTCCCACCGCCGGCCACGGTTGCGTGAAATGTCGTCGAGGTCGCGTCCGTCACGAATGCGCGCGCGCCCGCCCCGACCGTTGCTGCCGAGGGCAGCGAGCCGACCACGGTTGAGCCCGTGCCCACCATCGAGATCAGCGCGTTTATCCGGTCGACGACCGTCTTGAGGAACGTGTACCAGTCGCGCGTCACGCGGCCGGAGGGAACATCCACAAGCGGGACTTCCGGCGCCGGCAGTGGATTGGTCTTGCCGATCATGCGGCTAACTGCGCAATCTCGTCGGCGCCCCCGAACAGCACCACGTCGACCGGATCGGCCACGACGAGCCGGAACTGGATTCCAAGCTCTTTCGTCGTCTGCCGTGGCCGCACGGTGATCGGCACCTTGCGCCCCTGCGGCCCGAGGGCACGGAACAGTGGATTGCCGAAGGTTCTGCCGCCATCGATCGACCAGGAGATTTGCACCGTCGGGTCTGTCTCGATGGGGTCGATGCCGTTGGCGATGCCGACGCCCGTCATCATGTCGAAGTCGGCGCGCTCCACATAAACGCGGCCGGGGAAGCGGTGCGCCTGGGTCGAGCGCGCTTCCCAAACGAGTTGATCGGTGTTCTCGCGCTTGTAGGTCGGATCGATCCTGTAAACGTCGTTGGTCACGGTGTCGAAGACCAGCCATTCGTCGAAAGCGCTGATGCCGCCATGCGCACGCCAGCGGGTCTTGCCGATGGATTGGCGCTCGTTCCACTCGCCGTTGCAGTATTCCCAGGTCCATGTCGGCGACGACAGGACGAAGACGGCCCGGCCTCGATGCACATAGACCGATGCCTCGATGGCGGTGCGGTCGGTCTCTGCCGCGATCAGCGCCTCGAGATCGGGCTTGCTGATCACCTGCGGTTCGTATCCAACCATTTCCCGCACGGTATTGTCGCTCGCGACGAACATCACGTTTCCGGTGAAGCCATCTTCGTAGCCGGCGACCGCATATGGCCCCCACAGGCCGATCTTCTTGACCGTTGAGCGCGAGAAGGGATAACCCGTGGCGTTGCCGGTATTCGACCACACCTCGATCGAGGTTGTGCCCATGAGCAGCTGATCGAGGCCAGAGGCTACTGCCCGCAACAGGCCATCCGCGTAAGCCTCCGCCCTGGTCTCGTCGGTGCTCGCAAACGTCGTCGCGTTGATGCCCGAGGCGAACGAGTAGCCGTTGAGCGTCGTCACGAAGAAATAGCCGTCGAGGAACGACAGCGAGTTTCCCGAGGGCAAATCCGGGTCGGAGAAATCGCTGACGGTCGAACTGGAAATCTGCGACATGCCGTCGGAGTGAAGAATCAGGATATCCGGCGTGCCCGCCATGTTGGCCGCCATGAACACCGGCCCCGTGCCCGGCAAGGTGCCGCTCTGCGCCGTCACCGTATAGACGCCGGTCACGGCATCCTTGGTCACGAGATAGACCGCCGCTTCATTGGCGATGTAGAGTTGGCCGTTGACTTCGACCGCGCCGCGGTACGTTCCTGCGCCCGCCTGAAATGCCGGATAAAGACCGGGAGCCCGGCGAATGAGGATCGTCGAGCGCGCGCCATCGTTGGCCTTCTCGGCATAGGCGTTGATCAGCCGGCCGCCGCTCTCGGTGGGGGCCGTGCCCTTCAATATAAAAGGGTTGAAGACGATCTCCGGCATCAGAAATAATCCGTCTGCTGCGGCTGACCGCTGAGGAACGTCTGGTTCAGAGCCCGCAGCCGGGCCTCGGCATTGAGCCGCACCTGATCGTCCTTTTGCCGGCCAAAATCCGGCGCCGTCGCATTGGCGAGCAGCACGGCAAGGTGTTCGAAGGCATCATCGTCGATCTGGTCGGGATCGCCCCACTGCCAGATATTCCGGGTGGCCAGATCGCTCATGACCGGTTCAAGCATCTCGTCGACCACATCGTAGTCTTCGGGAGCCGCAGCCTGACCTGTGGGGAGCGCGCCGTTATTCCGGAGCGCGCGGTTCACCAGGTCTTCTCTGCTTTTGATCATGAGCGATCAGCCTTCAGGCCGCGGGAGCCGGCGGGGCAGCGTCTTCGAGCGCCGCCTGCACATAGGTGGCCTTATCGTCGTCGGTCATGGCGTTGAACGCCTCGGCATCGGCCTTGTTCAGACCTTCGACGAGCGTTTCATCGCCGCGAACGATGGCATAGACGCCCCTGCCCCGGTGCCGGGCCTCGAGAACAGGAGTCGACGTTTCGGCCTCATCGGCACCCGCGACTTCGAAGTGCGGGTTTCCCCGCAGCTTGCCGATCAGAGCGGAATGCTCGTCCCGGTTGAGCTCGACGGGTTGGCCATCGAAGAACCGGACGCCGCGGGTCGTGACGACCTCGGAATCCTTGTCCGGCGCGTGATAGGTTGCAGTGATGGTCATGGCGCCCTCCTACTGCATGAAGCCTTCGAGGTAGAGGTCGAGCGTGCCGGCCACCGCGGTCGCCGATCCCGTGGTCGCGGTGACCAGGATGTCGGTGTCCGTGGTGTACTGATAGAGCAGGCCCGTCGATGCCAGCGTCTGCGTGCTCGTGCCGCCCTGGCCGATGGTCGAGGACGAAAGGTGGCGCGTGCCCGAACCGGAATCGCCGACGCTCAGCGCGAGGGTCGGAGAGCCGTTGCTGTCCATGTCCGACGCAACGGCGATGATCCCGGTGACGGTAAAGCCGGCGGGAACCTTGAACGCCGCGGTGACGGCCCCCGTGGCAAGATCGGTGGTCGCGAGGTTGACGCGGCGACCGAATGTCTTTTGGGTGCGGGCAAAGCCCTGTCCGCCCTGCTGCGGCTGGGTATAGTCGATGCGAGTGGTCATCACTCGTCTCCTTCGATTTCAAAATGAGGGGAAAGCGGGGCGCGAAGCCCCGCTCAATTGGATCAGGCGTTAGCAACGGCCGCCACAAAACCTGTGCACATACCCCAATCGACAAGATCGCCGATGGTGGCGCCGGACACGCTCAGCGGGGCCTTGGCGATCTTGCCAACACCGTACTGCGCCTCGATGCCCATGCCGGTGACGAAGTCGTAGTCGCCATCCTCGAGCGTGGTCGGGCGCGGCATTTGGCCGATCGCATAGGCCAAGGCGCCCTGCCCGCAGAGGAAGAACGGCTCGACGTCGATCGAACCGGCACCGACGCCCTTGAGCAGGAGACGCTGGGTGATCTCGGGAATCTCCCTGTAGATCACGCCGTCGAA